CGCCAGACGGAAGGTTAAAATCGGTTGTTTCAAATGGAGTGAACTCGGTAGCAGTATCGCCATACTCTAACTGCACCTTAATATTAGTCTCTGGTAGAGGCGTATTTTGAGTCAATGCGCTTCCAATAATCGAGAGATACAAATGACACCTGTTAATATTTTCTGGCATTGTAAAACTACATGATGTTGAGCCTTTTTCGATAATCGGTTCACCTTTTTCGATCCGTCCATTATCACTAAAAACCGCCATGCATAAACGGCATGGAAGTGGCTTATCAATTGAAAGTGTATATTTTACACCTGCTTGGATAAGGACGGGGCCCCTTGCGGTGATATTTGCCCCCCCCCAGAAAAAAAAGTCCCCGCCAAGAGTAATAGAGCCATCAGATTCAATTACCGACTTAAAAACAGGGAGTGGATTCTGTTGAACAAACTTTACTAAATTCTTCCCAGTAAAGCTCACCTTTCCGCCAGTTAGCTCTTTAATAGTCTGCGGTGCTTTTGGTCTTGGAGTAACAAAACCTGAGGCGTATGGGGTGTATCCAGGGAAGTTATCGTCATTGAACCCGCCCTTATATAAAGCCACATTCGTAAACAAATTCACAGGTTCTGGGTATTTTGATGCTAAGTTCAAGCCAATTTTCATATCGTACTGACTGTATTTAGTACTATCAGTAGTGAATTTTGCAGTTTTGTAGCGAATTCCACCAAAAAAGTCTTTACCAGTGCCATCTTTTTTTATAGCTACCACCTGCACGAAAAGCTGTTCGTTATTTCCTGCGTAGTTTACGACTGTATACTCGGTCTTATCTAGAAGATTTAAGTTTCCGCGAGTAATCATCGGTAGCCAGTCCACAGCAGGTTTACCAGTGAGTTTTAATATGCCGTCTTTATTTTCAAGCTTCGCACCGTGAATAGTTACCGGAAGCCCTGAGAACTCGTCAAAAAGGTTCTGATAACCCAAATTAGACGGCTCGTATGGGTGAGCCACGGAACCTGCTTCCAGCATGAAGCGTGCGCTAATATTCAGGTTGGTGTCTTTATTAGCAAGATAAGCGATATAACAACCATATTCGGTGTTTGAGACGGTAAAAGTAGTCTTAGTCTCACCAGAGGATAATCTTGCAAGAGTATGATTGCCACCCACATTGGAGTCGATAACCATAAAAACATCAGTATTGCCTTCGCGAGAAATCGTATAAGTTCCAGGTAGCAACGTGAATTCATTAAATGGTAGCCTCATCCAGTTATTCACGAGAGTACCTTTAGCCTCGATGAAACCGTCAGGCTTAACATTGAGATTAGCCCCAGAAGAGGTTTTAGTACCATTAAGCGTCAAGAGGTTGTATCCATTAGTTCTAGATTGCTTAAGGTCACCTTTAACTTGACCATTCATCACTTTACCGCTAGCCTGTGCTAAGACTAAATCACCAGGTTTATACCAGCCAAAACCAGTAGTCTCTGCTTCAAATGGATGATGTGAAAAATCTTTAATAGAGTTAAAAATCGGAGTAATTAGTTTTCGCCTATCGTCATCTAAAATCTCATTATTGGCCAATTTAACCTCTGTACGGCCATTATTAGCCACAGATGTATTATCAGCTACTGCAACATTATCTTCTTGTGGCGTGCGAGCTAATACTAAGCTATTTACAGGGCCATATTTTGGCTTGTATTTTAGAGTTTTAAGGTTATCATAAGTCCAGATTTCATCTTCGTCTGGTTTTTTCTTGCTATCTCTAAATGATAAAGTTTTACCATTAAACACCGCAATAGTAGCAGTAGCACCTGCAATCTCACCTAGAATATCACGATAAGTGCAGTTTGAGATTTTCACATATAAGTCTTCCGGAATCTGATAGGTAATATTTGGTAGATTATCAAGATTAGTGTCGACCGTGAAATCAAAGCGTCCAGCAAGCTGATTAATTAGCTCTTTGACCGTGCAAGGGAATTGGATCGTGCCGGAATTGTATGGGGTTTTAGCAAGCTTTCCCATAAGGTCATAACCCTTAATTTTGGTGGTCTTCTTCTCAAAATCAGCAGTAGATTCTTCCACATAAAATAATCCAAGGTTAGCCTCTTCCCAAGTGTCATTCACGGCGTCAATAAGAGTTTTAGCCACTACACTAAATGTATGGTCGACTAGATTATAGTTAGTACCTA